ATTTTGAAGCTCTTGGTGTAGATACCACTAAGATGCTGATTGCTCAACCATCATGCGGTGAGGAAGGTTTTAACATTGCTATGGAAATGATTGAGACTGGAACCATTGATATGGTGATTATAGATTCAGATTCAAGTCTTATTCCTAAGAAGGTCTTAGATGGTGAGGTGGGTGATTCAGCTATTGGTAAGAAGGCTCTCCTTAATAGCAACGCCTATCCAAAGCTAAAAGGTGCTCTGTCTCAACACAATGTGTGTGTTATTGTTATTAGTCAGTATCGTGAGAAGATTGGTGTGATGTTTGGTAATCCCACTACAACACAGGGAGGTCATGCTCTGAAATTCTATTCAGATGTTCGTATAGAGGTTTCTAGAAGCCTTGCTAAAGAAGGTGATGTAACCTACGGTAATCTAACCAAGGTGAAAGCTATCAAGAACAAGATGAGTCCTCCTTATAGACTATCTCAGTTTGAGATTGTTTATGGCCAGGGTATTGATAAATTAGGGGAATTAATGGACCTAATTAACGAACATGAAGTTGGTAGGAAATATGGCAAAACCATGACTATCAATGAGACTAAGTATGATCTTGAAGAGTTTAAGGAACTTCTTATGGATAATAAGGAATTTCAAGACTCAATTAAGGAACAGATTATTAACAAAATTAACCAAACCGAAATTAAAACTGAAGAAGATGCTACCAGTGAACAAATTTAACAATTAATTAACATAAATTTTGTGGGATTTATTGATTTTTTACATATATTTGTCAATAAATCCCACTTAATTATGGAAACTGTTAAATGTAAACAATGTGGAAAAGAAGAAATTGTTTCTCCAAGCAGAGCAAAAAAATATATAGCTTGTAGTATGGATTGTTATTCTTCTTATAGAAAATCTTTAAATACATCTAATTGTACTTGTACAAATTGTGGTAAGAAATTTTATCTAAAACCTTCTGCAGTAAAAAGATACAATAGAAACATGGGTATCTTTTGTTCTATGAAGTGTTCTACAGAATTTAAAAAAAATTACTACAAAGGAGACAAAAATCCTAATTATAGAGGTAAACAATATGATAAGGATGGATATAGAATAAATCATTATCCTAAAATAGGTTGTGTAAAGGAGCATCATTATATTACTTTTGAAACTCTTGGTATAAGTAAAATTCCAAAAGGTTATTGTATACATCATAAAGATTGTAATATTTATAATAATGTTCCTGAGAACTTATGTATTATTTCTGAAAGTGATCATAGATGGATACATAAACAGTTTGGGAATGCTACACTCTGGGCATTTGAAAACAACAAAGTATCATATGAACAGTTATTAGAATGGTCTAATGATAAAGAGAAATGTAAATTATTATTATTAAATTTATTAAATCAAAAAGAACAATATGTTTGTAAAAATTAAAAAGTTGCATTCAGATGCAATTATTCCTAAGTATCAAACTTCTGGGGCTGCAGGATTTGATATTCATGCAATTCAGCATACAGAAATTTATCCTGGAGAAACTAAGATTTTAAAAACAGGATTATCGTTTGAAATTCCTCAAGGATATGAATTACAAATAGTTCCTAGATCAGGAGTAAGTGTTAAAACAAAACTTAGAATTTCTAACTCTCCTGGAACAGTTGATAGTGATTTTAGAGGAGAGGTTGGTATAATTGTAGATAATATTGATCTTAATTCTGATAAAAGAGTTCCTTATATTATTAAAGTAGGAGATAGAATAGCTCAAGGTAAAATTACTCCAGTAGTCCAAGCAATATTTATAGAAACAGATGATTTAGAACAAACAGAAAGAGGAGAAAAAGGGTTTGGTTCAACAGGAATTAAATCTATAAACGTATGAGCAAATTAATACTATCAATAGACGATGATGATCTTAATCTATTTAAGAAGCAATATGTTAATCTAGTGGATCTTCATGAAGAAATAGAAAAACTTTTTGTAGAAGGAGAGAAGATTGATAAGCGTAAGAAGAAGGTATATCAGGCCTGGAAGGAAAAGATAAACTTTCTTATTGATATGTATAACTCTAGAGCATCCTTTAAAACCTATAACAAAGTAAAATGAAAATACTATTTTTAGATTACGATAGTGGATTTGCATATAATGATCCAATTGCAATCTTGGTTCAAGTAAATAAATCTTTACCTAAACAAGAATTAAAAAAACTTGAATTAAGCCAACCTGGAGTTTCTAGAACAGGAGGAAATTGGAAGAGGATTATTGAAGATGCAAAAGCTATCTGTAAAGTTATAAAAGAAGGTAATAAATCTGATTTTGAAAAAGAAAATTATGATTTTGAATATGAGTTAATAACTGGTAATTATTAGTAAAATGAAGTGCAAAACTTGTGGAAAGAATGCAGAGAGTGAATATTGCTTCCTGCATAAACCAAGAAAAGCTCTTCGTAAAACTGTTATTCTGGAAAAAAATGTCAGAAAATCATCGAATAGTGGAAAAAAATCCGATCTACATGAGTTTTTCTTACATATTTGGAAGAACAGACAGAAACATGATTGTGAAAACTGTGGAAAGTGGCTTGGAAAAGAGCCACTTTCTTACATGTTTGACCATCTGTTAGAGAAGAGTAAATATCCTGACCTTGCTAAAGAGGAGGATAATATCATGTTAGTCTGTTTAGAATGCCATGATAATAAGACTAGAGGGTTTCTAACTGATCTTGTTAGACAGAAAATCCTAGAACTTAGGAAAAAATACAATAAATAACTAAATTTGCAATATACAGATTATCTAAATAAATTTTAAAAAAAAGTATCATAAAATTTGGAATTATGATTTTTTGTTTGTAGCTTTACAAAAAAACATGAAAAAGTCAATTCCTATTGGATCAATATTTGGAGATCTTGTTATTACAGAGTATTTAGGTTCTAAAAACTATAACAATACATATTTATGTAAATGTATTTGTGGTAAAACAAGAGAAGTAAAGTTAACTTATCTTTTATCTGGACAAGTAAATAATTGTGGTTGTAAAAATTTTGTTTCAAAACCACATGCTAATCAAAAATATTCTCCAGAAGAAGCTTCTTATAGAGCAAAAGCAAGTAACTACATATCTCAGGCTAAAAAAAGAAAAATTGAATGTACTTTAACTTATGATGAGATTATAAAGTTATTAAGAGGAAACTGTTTTTATTGTAACAATCCTCCTTCTAATATATATAATGCAAGATTAAGAAATAGGATTAATAAAAAAAATAAAGTACAATATGCTGTAAATAATTCTGAAGAGTATTCTATTTTTTACAATGGTATTGATAGAGTAGATAATTCTAAAGGATATATTCAAGAAAATGTAGTATCTTGCTGTACGCAATGTAATACAGCTAAATTAAATAATAATCTTGATGATTTTAAAAATTGGATTATAAAAGTATATGATAAATTAATAAAAAATTAATTATGAAAATTCTTCATATATCTGATACTCATGGGTTTCATCATCAACTTCCAAATAGTATATTTGAAAATACTGATGTAGTAGTTCACTCTGGAGATGAATCAAACTATAGAGATGTTGATAGAAATGAAAAAGAGTGTCGTGATTTTATTGAATGGTACAAAAATGTCCAAGTAAAACATAAGATTTTTGTTGCAGGAAATCATTCTACTTCCATAGAAAGAAATAGAGTTACACCAGCAGATTTTCATGCAGCAGGTATCACCTATCTTGAAAATGCAGCCACCACTATTGATGGGATTAAGTTTTGGGGATCTCCTCACACACCACAGTTTGGTGACTGGGCTTTTATGAAGAGCAGAGAAACTATCAATAGAGTTTGGGATCATATTCCTATGGATACAGATGTACTTATTGTACATGGTCCTCCTAAGGGTATTAGAGATCTTTCTCATGATAGAGAGGGTAGATTGGAATATTGTGGTGATGGTGCTCTAATGAAAGCTGTGTTAAAGGTGAAGCCTAAGTATATGTTGTTTGGACACATCCATGATTCTCCAGGATGCTTCAATCAAGGAGTGAGTCATTTCTCTATGACTCCTACAGTGTTTTCTAATGCAACATGTGTGTTAGATGGAAAGTTTGATCTTGGTATTACATCCCATGGAATTAAATTTGAGTTATGAAAGAACCAAACAGAGAACGTAAGAATGATATAAAATACAACATCACTCTTAACGATGAGCAAAAGGAAGTGAAAAGACTTATTCTTGACCATCAGATAGTTGTAGTGACTGGTAGAGCAGGTTGTGGTAAGAGTCTTGTAAGTGCACAGTGTGGATTGGATTTCCTTTTTAAGAAGCAATGTGATCAAATCCTTGTTACAAGGGCTGCTGTTGAGGTGGGACATTCATTAGGCTTTCTCCCAGGAAGTCTTAATGAGAAGTTTGATCCTTACCTTGAAGCTTTCAAGGAGAACCTATTGAAATGCTATGACAAGGTAAAAATAGAACAACTAATAAACGATGAAAAAGTTAAAGCACTACCTGTACAGTTCATCCGTGGTAAGACAATTGATGATATTCTTATTGTTGAAGAGGCTCAGAATCTCACAAAAGCTGAAATGCTTGCTATCATCACAAGGCTAGGTAAGACTGGTAAGATTATAATCAATGGTGATCTTGAACAAACAGATATTAGAGGAACAGGAGATAATGGCCTTAGATATGCTATAGAGCTGTCTAAAAAGCTTCCTGAAGATGTAAAATACAGAATGCTTAAGCACAACCACAGAAGTGATGTTGTAGGTAAAATACTGGAATTAGAATATGGAAAAAAGTAAAAAGAAAGTAAAGAAAATCAAGAAGAAGATAGTAAAGACTATTACAAAAACAATTGAGCGTATGGGGGAACCCATAGCCAAAGCAAAAGGAATTATTTAATAATTAAAAAACCAACAATGACAGTAGAACAAATTGCCCAAGTGGCACATGAATTAAACAAAGCCTATTGTGAATCTTTAGGTGATATGTCTCAACCATCTTGGGAAGATGCTCCAAATTGGCAAAAAACATCAGCTATTCATGGAGTAGATTTTCATTTGAATAATCCTAATGCCACTCCTAAACTTAGTCATCATGCATGGATGATGGAAAAAGAAACTGATGGTTGGAAATATGGCCCAGTAAAAGATGCTGAGAAAAAAGAGCATCCTTGTTTTGTTCCTTATGATCAATTACCTGTAGAACAAAAAGCTAAAGACTATATCTTTAGACAAACTATTCATTCATTAAAACCATTTATAAATTAAACCAACATGCAAAATCAATTTTTCTACACTCGTAAAGAGTTAGTATCTGGTACTCCAGAGAATCCTGTATTCAAAGAATTCAGAGACAGTTTTAACATCAACAAGGTGGTGAGAAGCATCACTATGGAAGATGAAAGAGTTTTGGTGTTATTAGATGACCTTCATGAGAGAGCTCAAGAAGTTCCTGATGTAGATCCTAAGACAAACAAAATGAGAGGAGTTAAGAGAGTGAAAAACACTTTCCAGAGCGAAATCTATTTAGATCCTGCTGATGCTGAAAGATTCTTAAAAGTAACATCTATATAATGAGTCTTCCATTAATTAGTGCAAAATGCATCACTTATGGTAGGGTGGATACGTTGGAGGAATCTTTACATAGTTTCCTCCAGCAAACCTATCCTAATAAGGAGATGATCATTATTAATGACTATCCTCTACAAAAACTACAATTCGACCATCCACAGGTGAAGATAGTTAACTTAGATGAGACATTTAATACTATAGGCAGTAAGGAAAACTTTGCTACAAATCTTTGTGAAGGAGAGATTATATGTCAGTGGGATGATGATGATGTAGCCCTACCAAATCACATGGATAATGTTGCTGAGCATTTAACTCCAGATGTTGATATAATCCATTGGAAAACAGGAGTTTATTGTGAAGATCAATCAGCTATAAAGGAAGTGGGATGGATAGGTAATTCAGGGATAGCTTTTAGAAAGTCTGCTTGGGAAGCTATAGGAGGACATCCTATTGAGAATGCTGGATATGATATGACATTTGTTCAAAGACTGCATAAACATGGAGAAAAGAAGTTTGTAGAAATGCCTATAGAGAAAGCTAGTTGGTTCTATATGTGGGGAGGACGTAGTTATCATATGTCTGGAGAGGGATATGATAAACCTGGTAAGGCTAATGTTATACAAAGACATTCATTACACATAGCAAACCTTAAACAACAAGGTAAGATTCCTACAGGAGATGTGCAATTAAAGCCTCATTGGAAAAAAGATTACATACAAATGTTAAAAGATTTCAATGCTAGTAGAGTTCATAATTCCAACCTATCATAGACTTGCTCCTCTTACATCCATGTTAGCATCTTTAGTTGCTCAAAATAACAACAATTGGAAAGCTAATGTTGTAATAGATGGAACAGATCATCTTGATGAAATATCAAAGATTGTTACTAGTTTTAATGATCTTAGAATAAAATATACAGTTACAAGTGAGAGATATAATGATTGGGGACATACACCAAGAGAGATTGGTAAACAAGCTAGCGATGCTAAGTATATAATCATGTCAGGAGATGACAATTATTATGTTCCTACATTTATTGAGGAGCTACAAAAAGCTTCAACTAATAATCCAGGTTTAATCTATTGGGACATGGTTCATTCTCATTATAACTATACTTATTTTAAATGCTATCCTGCATTCAATCAGATAGATATGGGAGCATTTGCTACACGTAGAGATTTAGCTCAACAAATTGAACTTGGTAAAGATTATGCTGCTGATGGTCTTTTTATTGAAAATTTCAAAAAGAAATTTCCAGAACAGCAAATGATTAAAATTGATAAAGTGTTGTTTGTTCACAATTAACAAAAATAAAAAAGCCCCTAGTTTATAGGGGCTTTTCTTTTAAAAAGCTTCTTCTAAGCGTGCAGATCTTACGAGATGCAGAAGAAACATGTTATTTTGAAAGTCTTTTAGACTTCATAGGCCACATAGGACTTTTAAGTCTAAGCTTTGTATCAGCTTCTTTCATATAGTTGTCCTTAGGTCTAGGATTGGGCACTTTAGGTGCTTTCCTAGGAGCTCCAGACTTCTTAGCTTTACCAGCAGTCATATTATTTGCAGCCATACATACATTTTTTAGTCATCTTTCCACCTTTCTTCATCATTCCACCCATGTTCATTTTCTTTTTAATAGATCCACCTTTTTTGTAAGTAGTCTCACTTGAATAGTTTTTCTTACTTGCATCAGGTCTAGGAGCTCCAGAAAGAAATCCTTTTAATGTACGTCTAACTTTACCAGTAGTGGTAACTTTACCATCTCCAGATTCTTGCTTGATTTTAATTTTATAATTACCAGATGGATCTTTAGTTGTCATTTTACTTTTTTCCTTCATATTTTCCATAATACCATCTTTAGCCTTCTTAACTTTCATTCCTTTCTTAGCTGGTTTAGGAATAACTCCTTTAGCCATTAGTACATCTTTTTGAGTGATTTTGCCATCTTTACTATAGTCTGGAAAAGAACCACCAGATTTAGCCTTACTAGGACTACCTAAGCGTTTAGAAACACTAGATGATTTAGGGTAGATTGCACCCTTACATGCTTTTTTAATTGTTGCCATTGTTATTTCTTTTTAGAAGTTATTTTACCACCCTTCTTCATAGAAGGTTTTACCATTTTTTTTACAGCTGATTTCTTTTTCATCTTACCACCTGTTTTCCAAACTCCCATAGCATCACCTCCACCTCCTCTATTTGCTTTTCTTTCTTCTCTTCTGAATTGTCTATCAGCTTTACGATCAGCTCTGTTAGCTTGTCTTCTTTCTATTCCTTCCTGTGTAGCAAGACCTACACCTTTTAGGATTCTTTGTCCAAGAGTTTCACCAGAAGCTTTTCTTTCTGCTCTAGCCTCTTTACGAGCTTCTTTTTTTGCAGAACAAGCTGCTTTCTTTCCACAAACTCCTCCAAAAGAAACTGGTCCAAAATCATCACCGTTCTGTGCTTTTCTAACCTTCTTAATTGTTCTCATGTTGATTACTTTTTAATTGTATCAATAATAGGAGCAGTGGTATCAGCTACAACTTTACAACTATCTACACATGTAGAATCACACAATGTAGCTTCAAGATCAGCTTCTGTTGTAGAATGACATGCTGTGAATACAGCAGCAGTGAACAATACAAATAATACTTTTTTCATTTTATAATTTTAAGGTTTAACAATTAAATTCCTGGTCTACATAAGAATTATATTCTTCAATATCATCTGAGTCTGAACTATTAGTACATATTTTTGTTAGCAGTTCCATTTTTTTAAAGCTAATGCTTTTCTTGTAGGTTTACCATTAGGTTTCTTCATAGGTCCTGAAACTCCTGACATCCTTGCACAAAAACTCTTACGTCTTTTTGCTGATTTGCTACCAGGTTTTAATTTAGAAGGAGGAGTAGTTACAGCCATTTTTAACTTGCTACCTGGATTTTCTCTCCTATAAGAAGCAACTCCCTTAGCATTCAATCCACCCGATTCAGATTTACCTTCAGACCTTGTCCATGCAGCAGTTTTACCACCATTCTTGAGTGTAGAACCTTTAAACTCTCCCTTCTTCTTAATAAGGGGACCGTTAGGAACAGGTGTAACACCACGCATCCTAGGAGCAGATTTTAAAAGTTTCTTGATAGTAGCCATGGTTATTTCTTTTTAGAGAGTTTACCACCTTTTTTCATATTGCCAAGAGTGCGTTCTTGCACTTTTGTCCAAGCACCTTTAGGATCTACCATACCAGCTTTTGTTTGCTTACCTGCTACACCACCAGCTTGCATTTTCTTCTTAACAGCACCACCTTTTTTCTTCTGTGGAGTGTTTTGACCTTCCCATCTTCCACTTCTTTGAACAGGGCTTTCACCAGGAACTGGTTTAATGTTTTTCTTTCCTCTGTTCTTAAGACCTATTTCAAAACCTCCTCTATAATCAGCACTGTCTTTACCAGTGGGTTTGATATTACTTCTGGTCTCACCTGTTAAGGTTTCATATTGAGCCTTAACTCCCATAGGTAAGTTTTTGTAAGTGGGGGTAGGTTTTTTCTTCTTACCACCATCTTCATACTTTCTAACTTTCTTAATCGTTGCCATTATTTTTTTGTTTTAGCTTTTATCTTTTTTTCCTGTTTAAGCATAGCTGCTGTGGGTTTCTTACCAGAACCTTTGTTAGCACGGATGTTGTCCCACAAACCACGTTGTGAGACAGAACCATCCTTGCGTTTAATCATTTGTTTTGCCATTGTATTAAGCTTGTTGTTCAGGAGCTTCTTTAACAACACCAGCTTCTACAGCTTGTGCAAGCTTCCCTTCAATAATATTGTTTGCTTCATTTGCTAACAAGATTTTAGCAGCCTCTTGTGTGTTAAGAATGCTACGAAGAGCGTTTAACAATAGACCAAATTCACCACCATTTAATGTGAATTGATCTTCTGGAGTCCATGAATACTTCTTGTTAGGATCGTAAGAAATGTTTGTTTGTTCCATTTTAGTTTATTTTTTTGGTTTATAATATGTGTACGCAAATATATGTAAATATATTTAAATTGCCAAATTTATTTCGAATGTTATTATTGCAGAAGTTTTAATGCTTTTTCCCATATTCATTCTTATACCAAACATGTTGTGGAACTTTAATAGTTCCTCTATAAGGATGTTGTTGTACTTGGGAAGACTAGGTGCTAACCTAAAGTGGTATGCGTTAGGTTTCTTTGTTATTTCCATTATGGAAAGTTCATCCACCGAGTCTATTATTCCTTCGAGGTGAGCAAAGAACATTGTTTCATTGTCTTGCATCACCTCTGGGAAAAACTTCTTATGAATTTGCATTAAGACAGAGTTAACAAATATAGAGTTTTAGCAGCTTTACCACTGAGTTCTTGAGCTAGATTTTCAACATCACAATATTGATTTTGCTCAGCCCAAGTCATAAGCTGGTGAGAGAAGCCTTTAATTTCTTGTATAACTGATATAGCAGATGTCATATCTACTAATGGTTGCATTTTAAAAGCTTTAGGACGCTTACCCATATATCCCATAAGCTTTTCAATCACATCATCTTTGAAATCATGCACATAGTCATATAAATCACCAAGTGCTTGATGTTCTGCGTAACTGGTTGTTTGCCAGTGGATTAGATGTAATTGCTCATGAAAGTATGTAAGCTTACTAGCTATACCTTCTAGAGTCATTTCTCCTCCTGAGGAAGATTCCATCATCTTCTCAGGGAATAAAGATAGTGCCATATGTTAGTTTTAGATTTCTTGAAGTTCGATTGTCAGAGTTCCTGTAGGACAAAGAGCATCTTTAAGAGCAGATGTTACAGTTAACTGAATTGTATCTTCTCCTACAAGTACAAATGTTCCAAGACCAGGCATTAATACATTTAGATTAGTAACAACTCCACCAATTGTTTCACTTCCAACACCTTCATTAAAGATCAATCCAACACCATCACATTTTAATGTGAAAGACATTGCTGTACCAATTGATGCAGGGGTGGTTGTCAAAACAAATAACTGATTGCAGCACTCATATCCCTGCACTTCTTTCCAGTTACCAACTTTGGGTTTAGTTCTACGTAATACCAGGCTACCAGCAATAACCCTACCTGAGCCATCATAACGTACATAGGCTTTAAGGTCACGTTTGTTTGTCATAATTGTAAAATTTAATAGTTAAAATTATATTTTTGTTTAAGATTTAAAAGTTTTGTTACATAGAAATGAGAACATTTTTCTTTGCTCTTCTCATTGTTGTATACAAATTCCATATGAGGATCGTTAAAAGGATTACTACCTTGATGATATTTTCCTTTATAGAACACTGGTGTTCCATCTTGGTAATCATTAGATATTCCTGCATTATGGTAGATGGTGCATTTCTCCAGCTTTGATATAGGATCTGGGGCCCATGCAAAATCTAATTCAGGAACAACCTTTGTTTCTTGTTCTCTCAACCATAGATTCCAGAGAACAGCCCACATATCAGCACACCAGCTTTGGAATCCTTTATCTTCACTCTCAAAGAATTCTTTATTTATTTTCATTAGATAGCTTCTGATCATGATGCAGTCATTCAACACCTTGTTCCAGAAGTAACCATCTACATTCTTAAGGAGATATTGTGCTCCTCCTGAATGATCATTGTTCTTCTCAGCTATTTCCCTTGATATTCCTATTAAGGAGGTTATTTGAGCTAGAACATCCATTTTCTTATATTCTTCTAGCTTCTCTGGAAGAACATCCTTTATCTTACTATCAAAATATGAGGCATTTATGTAGCTATTTGTGTTTGACAAATAGTTTATTTCATCATCTACAAGATGTGAAACATCAAACTTCTCTGTAAACTGTATATCACAATCACAATAAAAGATTGCATCACCTACAACACTGGGGTTTTCTCTGAAGTATTTCATTAGGCAATATGGCCTAAGAACAGGAATATAAATCTTCAGAAATTCACTCACTCCATCAACATCTTTGTAAAACTTAAATTCAGCTTCTGGATAGAGAGCAGCTAGTTCATCCCATTTCTCATTCCTTTCTCTAAAGGAAGGAGTGAAAACAAGGATTGTTG